GGCTCGTTGATATTTTTCTTGAAAATCGTCGCCACCCTCAATACCGGCACAACCTTAACCCGTGAGGGTAAGGCGTGAAAGAAAGCCGAATTGATGGAGAAGAAACGTGAATGGAGAAGAGTCTTACCTTTTGACAAGACGAGGCCACTATCACTGACTAACTTGGCCCATAGATCATACTCGGACCGAGTGCAACGGAAGACAATATCATCCCCGTTGATTTTCAGTGGAATAGTGTTTGCCCTTTCCCAACCGAGCGCGTGAACCACGCTGCAAAAGTTGGTGAGACAGAGCAAAGGAAAGGAAAGAAAATTGCCCATCAGCTGACCGGTTCGTTGCCAATAAACCGTGTCTTGCCATTGGACAGTACCGACAAGAGAGTCCAAAGCCGCATCTTGAATACCCACAGGTATGAAAGAACTGTGAGCAAAGATGTCCGACAGCATGCGTCGCGAGTGCTCCGAATTGAAGGAGTCAGTCGCGGCTTCGTAGTCACCGGAGACGAACAACTCTCCGGATTTCTGTACGAAGTCTTTAAGAACACGCACTTTGTCAGCTCTTTTCAACAACCAGGGCTGCCGTGACAGGTGATCATAAATTGTCACATGCAGCGGTAACAACTGGTGTTGCATCATAGAGGCGACCGTGACCATCCGGGATTTACCATCCTTATTGACTATCTCTACGCGACGCATAGGGTCAATACGTGAACCGGAACTTGTCAGAGCATAAAAATCGAGAAGGCTCAAACCTTCGTCAACAAAGTTACCTACCGCACCTCCATCGGAACGGGAACGTTCCATGCAGGACTTGTTGTTCATCTTAACAGAACGACAAACGCGGTCGTAACCCCTATCCCAACCTTTATGGAACAATCTAGCCACCACGTGGTCTATTGTTCGACAAAAGTCTTCATTAACAATCGGAGGAACCGACCATTTCTGAAGAGTGGGTATAGGATCGACGGTCTTCACAGGTAAGACCTTTCGAGCTAAAAAAAGAGAGGATTTATACGAGAAGGAGCGGACGGAATCTGTCTCAGAGAGAGATTCCAAAGGAGAAGAAAAAGGCTGCTTTTGACCTGCAGCGAGTAGACCGGGCAGACTCGAGTTTGTATCACCCATTGAGGGGTACATCAAGTCAAAAAGATCCCGGATCGCTCTCTGCGCCGACAGGTTGACGGCACCAGAAAACGTATGGCGAGGCATATTGTCTCTAACCATAGCTACAAATGATTCCAACGGTAGACTCTTCGGAGGAACCAGTCTCGCACTACTTGCG